CTGGGACTTGCAGCAGGTCGGCACCGATGCCGACCTGCTCAACGAGGCCGACGTCACCACGCTTATCCGCAAGGACGGTTTCCGCTTCTGGGGCAACCGCACCTGCAGCGACGACCCGCTGTTCCAGTTCGAGAACTACACGCGCACCGCGCAGGTGCTGGCCGACACCATCGCCGAGGCGCACATGTGGGCGGTCGATAAGCCGCTGACGCCGGTGCTGGTCAAAGAGATTATCGCGGGCATTAACGCCAAGTTTCGCGAGCTGGTCAGCGCCGGTTATCTGCTGGGCGCATCCGCCTGGTACGATGAAAGCGCCAACGACAAAGACACCCTGAAAGCGGGCAAGCTCTTTATCGATTATGACTACACGCCGGTGCCGCCGCTGGAAGATTTGACCTTCCGCCAGCGCATTACCGACAGCTATCTGGCGACCTTCGCCGCATCCGTAAACAGCTAAGGAGCCGGATAAATGGCACTGCCACGCAAACTAAAAGGCATGAACCTGTTCAACGACGCCAACAGCTATCAGGGCGTTGTCACCGCCGTGACGCTGCCGAAGCTGGCGCGCAAGCTCGATGCGTACCGCGCAGGTGGCATGAGCGGCGCGGCCTTCATCGACAACGGGCTGGAAGACGACGCACTCGATCTGGAATGGACTATCGGCGGTATTGATGAGCTGGTGCTGACGCAATGGGGCGCAGCCGCTATCCCGCTGCGCTTCACCGGCTCGTACCAGCGCGACGACACCGGCGAAGAAATCGCGGTTGAGGTCGAGGTGCGCGGCAAGCACCAGAGCTTTGACTTTGGCGAGGCCAAACAGGGCGAAGACACCGAAACCAAAATCACCAGCAAGAACACCTATTTCAAGCTGACGTGGAACGGCAAAGAGCTGATCGAAATCGACACCGTGAACATGGTGGAAAAGGTCAACGGTACAGACCGCCTTGAGCAGCGCCGCAAAAACCTCGGCCTGCTGTAACCCCAATGCCAGCGCGTGCGCTGGCTTTCCCTGACTACAGTGAACAGAGACAAGAACATGGAACAGAACGAAAATACCGTTATTTTTGAAACCCCTATCCAGCGCGGCGACACCACGATCACGCAGGTGACGTTAATCAAACCGACCGCCGGAAGCCTGCGCGGCGTGCGCCTGGCGGATTTGTGTCAGTCGGACGTTGACTCGGTGCTGATCGTGCTGCCGCGCATCACCTCGCCCGCGCTGACCAAGCCGGAGTGTAACAACCTCGATCCGGTTGACCTGATTGCGCTCAGTGGCAAGGTGATTGGTTTTTTGCAGTCGAAGTCGGACGAATAGCCTGGCCGCCCGGCCTGACGGTTAACGACCTGATGGCCGACGTCGCCACCATCTTCCACTGGCCGCCCTCTGAAATGTACGCCATGCCGCTGGCCGAGCTGCTGGAGTGGCGGCACAAAGCCTTAATCCGCAGCGGAGCAGACCCGGATGAGCAATAACCTCAAGGTGCAGGTGCTGCTGAACGCGGTAGACCGCGCCTCGCGCCCGTTCAAAGCCGTGCAGCAGGCCACCAAAGGCCTCGCCACCGACATCCGCCAGACGCAGAGCAACATTACCGAGCTGGACGCGCAGGCGGGCAAAATCGACGGTTTCCGCCAGACCAGTGCGCAGCTGGCCGTCACCCAACAGAAGCTGAAAAACGCCAAAGCCGAGGCCGAAGCGCTGGCGGTGGCGTTTCGCAATACCGCCCGTCCGACCGCGCAGCAGGCGCGCGAGCTGGAGAAAGCGAAGCAGGCAGCCGCCGCCCTGCAAACCAAATCCAACTCGCTGCGCCTGTCGGTGCAGCAGCAGCGCGAGGCGCTGGCGGCGTCGGGCATTTCCACGCGCAACCTCGGCAGCGAGCAGCAGCGATTGAGGAACGCCTCGGCGCAGGCCTCGCAGACCCTCGCCCGACAGCGGCTGGAGCTGCAGCGCCTCAACGCGCAGCAGGAGCGGCTCAATCAGGTCAGCGAGCGCTACCGGCGCGGGCAGGAACTGTCAGCGAAAGTGCGTAACGGCGGCGCGGCCGCGTTTGCCGGAGGCAGCGCCGCGCTTTATGCCGGTAGCCGGTTAATGGCGCCGGAAATCCAGACGCAGCACAGCGGTGCGCTCATCGCCGCCCGCCAGGGCGAAAGCAGCGACAAGGGCAGCGCGTACGCCACCGCCATTCAGCGCATTAACGCCTCGGGCGTGAGCGGTGACATCGAGCAAATCACCGAGGCGGTATCGGCGGTGCGCAGCACGCTCGGCACACTGGGTAACGTTGGCGAGGCAGAGTTAGACCGCATCACCCGCAAGGCGCTGGACATGCAGTCCACCTTCGGCACCGACACCACCGAGAGCATCCAGATCGCCGCCATCATGATGAAGAACAAGCTGGCGGCCAACAGCGACGAGGCGCTGGATCTCATCGTCACCGGGATGCAGCGCGTGTCGGCCGGGATGCGCGGCGAGATGCCGGAAATTCTGCACGAGTATTCGACGCACTTCCGCAACATGGGCTTTACCGGCGCTGAGGCGATGTCGCTGCTGGTTGATATGTCGAAGCAGGGCAAGTTTGCGCTTGATAAAACCGGTGACGCGATAAAGGAATTCAGCATTCGCGGCTCGGACATGTCGAAAAACAGCGTTGCCGCCTATCAGGAAATCGGTCTGAACGCCGGGAAGATGTCGCGCGCCATCGCCAGCGGCGGCGACAAAGCGCGGGTGGCGATGCAAAAAACCGCCAGGGGGCTGCTCGGCATCAAAGACCCGGCGGCGCGAGCGAACGCGGCGATTGCCCTGTTTGGTACGCCGGTCGAGGATTTATCCGTTGACCAGATACCGGCGTTTCTTGGCGCGCTGGCCGGGGTGAAAAACCGGCTCGGTGACGTCACCGGCGCGGCCGCGCGCATGGGCGACACGCTGCGCGATAACCTGTCCGGCGACGTGGCGAAGCTTAAAGGCTCTTTTGAAGGGCTGCGCTTTAACGTGTTCAAAGGCATGGATGCGCCGCTGCGCACCCTGACGCAGGGCGCGGAAAAGTGGCTTAAAAAGCTGGATGCGTGGGTCAGTAAGAATCCCGAACTGACGTCCAATCTGGTGATGATCACCGGCGCGGTAGCTGGATTAACGGCGGTGCTTGGCGGCGTCGGGCTGATGGTCTGGCCGGTGATGGCGGGCATCAACGCGCTTATCGCGGGCGCGGGCGCGATAAGCGTGGGATTCAGCATGGCCGGGGGCGCTATCGTTACCGCGCTCGGCGCAATCACGCTGCCGGTGGTCGCCGTGGGCGCGGCCATTGTCGCCGGTGCGCTGCTGATTCGTAAGTATTGGGAGCCCATCAGCGCCTTTATGGCGGGCGTGGCCGCAGGCTTTACCGCCGCGATGGGTCCGATCGGCGAATCATTCAGCTCACTCAAGCCGCCGCTTGAGTGGCTGGGCGGCAAGGTCAAAGAGCTGTGGGAGTGGTTCGGCAGGCTGCTGGAGCCGGTGAAGTCCACGCAGGCGGAGCTGGCAACGGCCGGAGAGATGGGTAAGAAGTTCGGCAACATGCTGGCCGGGGCGCTGAAAATTCCGGGTGAAGCGCTCGACCAGCTGCGCGGCGGCATCGACTGGGTGCTGGAAAAGCTCGGCGTTATCGACACTAAATCCAGCGGCATCAAAGACAAAGTGCCTTCACCCGATCCGCTGGCGACCGGTGGCGCGGGTGTGGATACTGGCGGGCTGCAGTACAGTCTGGCTACCGGCGGCGCGCCGTATCGCCCGGTGTCAGCGCCGTCTGCCGGTGGCGGTTTTACCGACCGCAGCCAGAACCACTACCAGTACGCCATTAACATGCACGAAGGCATGACTAAAGACGACGCGCTGGCGCTGATGTCGCAGCATCAGGCGCGTGAGCAGCGCAACCGGCAGGCGCAGAACCGCAGCAAAATGGGCTGGGAGGATTAACCGATGATGATGATTTACGGCATGATGCCGTTTATGCGCCAGACGCTGCCCTATGGCGAGCTGCAGCAGAATATCGACTACCGCTGGCCGACTAACAGCCGGATTGGTCAGCGACCGTCTGCACAGTTCATCGGCGTGGGGGATGAGAAAATTACTCTGTCCGGCGAGCTGCGCCCGGAAATTACCGGCGGTGCGGTTTCATTGATGACCGTGCGCCTGCTGGCCGATCAGGGCATGGCGTGGCCGCTGATTGGCGGCAGCGGCATGATTTACGGCATGTACGTGATCGAGAGCATTTCAAACACGCACAGCGAGTTTTTCCCCAACGGCGCGGCCAGCAAAATTATGTTTACCCTGAACCTCAAGCGCGTCGATGAGTCGCTGACGTCGATGTTTGGCGACCTGAAAAAGCAGGCTGACGGGCTTATCGGTGGTGCAGCTAATCTGCCAGGACAAATCACGTCTGCTATCGACAGCGCGAAGTCAGCGGCGGGCAGCCTGATTTCCAAAGCCGGGGGATTGTTTGGATGACCGGCATCAGCGGCTTGCCGGTGCAGGCGGGCGCACGCCTGACGCCGGATTTTCTGCTTAAGGTGAACTCGAAAGATGTGACCACCAACGTGCGCGACCGGCTGCTTTCGCTAACGCTCACCGACAACCGTGGCTTTGAAGCCGACCAGCTCGACATCGAGCTGGACGACGCCGACGGCAAACTGGCGATGCCGGTGCGCGGCGCAGACGTTTCGCTGTTTCTCGGCTGGAAAGGCCAGGCGCTAATTGGCAAAGGCACGTTTACCGTGGATGAAGTGGAACACCACGGCGCGCCGGACACCATGACTATCCGCGCCCGCAGCGCCGACTTTCGCGGCTCGCTTAACTCGCGGCGCGAGATGTCTTACCACGACACCACGCTCGGCGACATCGTAACGCAGATTGCCGGGCGCAATAAACTGCAGGCCATGCTGGCCGACGGCTTTGCCGCGATCGCCGTGGCGCACATAGACCAGACGCAGGAAACCGATGCGAAGTTTTTAACTCGCCTCGCCACGCTGTACGGCGCGGTGGCGGCCATCAAAGCCGGGCGACTGCTGTTCATCCGGCCGGGCAACGGCGTCACGCTGAGCGGCAAGCCGATCCCGCAGATGACCATCACGCGCAAAGACGGCGACCGGCACAGTTTCAGCATTGCCGATCGTGGCGCGTACACCGGCGTGTCAGCGAGCTGGCTGCACACCAAAGACCCGAAGCCGAAGAAAGTGAAGCTGCAGCGCAAAGCCAAAGCGCAGCAGCAGCACGCCGTGGCGCACCCGGCCGCTAAGTCACCGGCAAAGCCGGAGAAAGCACCGGAGGCAAAAGAGGGAGATTATCTGGCGGGCAGCGAAGACAACGTGTTTACGCTGACGACGGTATTTTCCAGCCAGAAAGCCGCGATGAGCGCGGCAAAAGCCAAGTGGGAAAAGCTGCAGCGCGGCGTGGCAGAGTTCTCGCTCACGCTGGCAATGGGGCGTGCCGACCTGTATCCGGAAACGCCGGTTAAGGTTAGCGGCTTTAAGTCGGTGATCGATGTGCAGCCGTGGTTAATTAGCAAGGTCAAGCACAATCTGAGCAGCGGCGGATATACCACGCAGTTGGAGTTTGAAGTGCTGTTATCAGACGTTGAATATCAGTCAGAAACACAGGGTGTAACGGAAACGGCTAATTAAGCTGAAATTTGCAAACTGAGATTTGCTTATTCAAAATTACCCTTCTCCGCCCTGCTCGCTTTAAAGGATTTAAACATGATGCATTGCCCGCTTTGCCAAACGGCCGCCCATGCTAAAAGCAGCCGTTATGTTTCCAAAGAAACCAAAGAACGTTATCACCAATGCCAAAACATCAATTGCAGTTGTACCTTTAAAACTCTTGAGTCAGTCGCAGGAATAATTGTTTCACCCGGCCAGGTTAACAAAATTCCGATCTACTCCAACCAACAGCAGCCTTCCCTACTCCACTAATCTAGCCCGCTAAGCGGGCTTTTTCATGTTTACTTTCTGGAAATCAAACATTGAATACTGTATTTACATACAGTATTTTAGCCCCATTTTAAAAGGAGGCAGACAATGGCGATCAGGAAACTCAGCACGGGAAAGTGGTTATGCGAATGTTATCTCAATGGCCGAGATGGCAAACGCGTGAGACGACAGTTCAAAACCCGCGCCGAAGCGATTGCCTTTGAGCAATACACGCTGGACGAAAGCAAAGCCAAACCGTGGCTTGCCGAGAAGGAAGATAATCGCCGCTTGAGTGAGTTGATTGAACTTTGGTACAAGCTGCACGGCTGCTCGCTTAGCGATCGCAAGGGACGCTTGGGCAAGCTCAACATTATCTGCAATGGTCTGGAAAATCCCATCGCTGCACACATCACCGCTAAAGATTGGGCGCACTATCGTAATCGCCGGTTAGAGGGCGAGATCGAGAACGGTTACAAAACCAGTGTGAAATCACTAAAGGTTTCACCCGGCACCGTTAATTGCGAACACGCTTTTTTACGCGCTTTATTTAATGAGCTGGAACGTCTCGGCGAAATTGCCTATCCAAACCCGCTCAAAAATATTCGATTGTTTGAGCAGCCAGAAAAAGAAATGGCGTGGCTAACAGAGACGCAAATTAAAAAGCTATTCGCCGCCTGTGAAGTACATGGCAATCCGCAGCTAACGCTAATTATTAAAATCTGTCTTTCGACCGGATGCCGCTGGAATGAAGCTGCAGAATTAAAAGCGTCGCAGATTTCCCCGCATAAAATCACGTTCATTAATACCAAGGGTAAACGTAATCGAACCGTGCCGATCAGCAAAGCGTTGCATGATGAGTTGAAGGATTTAGAGGGGAAGTTCTTCCAGGAATGTTATCGCCAGTTTTACCGGGTAATACGTCTGGCGAAAATCGAGTTACCAGAAGGACAAATGAGCCACGTTCTGCGCCACAGCTTTGCCAGCCACTTCATGATGGCCGGTGGCAACATTCTGGTATTGCAGCGCATCCTCGGACATTCAGATATACGCGTAACCATGCGTTATGCGCACTTCGCGCCTGATCATCTGGAAGACGCGATTCACTGCAATCCTCTGTCGATTATGGCTGGCAAAAGTGGCGACAAATTGGCGGCGGAAGTTATAACAGGGTAGAACGGGGTGTAATAGTATGGGCTATAACTTATTGATAATTAGATAAGTTATTGATGTTGAATACCAAACAAAAAAAGACCCAATACGATTCCTGTATCGGGTCCAGGGAAATGGCTCTTGAAGAGCCGTGCGCTAAAAGTTGGCATTTTTTGCAGGCGATGTCGCCTTGCCTTTTAAAGGTAGAACAAGGGTGATTATTTTCCAGCCAAGGGGTGGCTGGAGCCCGAAAAGCTACCAACTCTGTGATCGTGACGGCAAATCCAGATAGCAAGCGTAGCGACAAAATTGTGCGCTACGCCCATAAAAAGCGGGGTTACTTACTGCACAGCTGCTGCGCGCGATCCACAATCGGTTGCAGGCTCATCTTCTTGCCAAGAGTGGCCTTATCTGCCGCGACAATCGTATCGATGGATTGCAGCGTGCCCTGACCCGCGTCGGCCTTAGCGCGCGCATAGGCTTTATCGTTCAGCGGATATTGCAGCAAGGTCCCGGGATTAATCGCGAACAGCGCACCATCTTTTTCGCAGGTCAACATCACCTCTTCACGGGTGAATGGCCATTTATCCTTGCCAATCTCAAAACGGCTGACAGTAATAATTTGTGCAGCCATCGCCTGGCTACACAGCGTCAACAATACGCCAGCTGGAATCAGTTTTTTCAGCAA